TGAGAGGAAGAAAACCCATACCCACCGCCTTAAAGCTCATTACCGGTAACCCGGGCAAGCGTGCCATCAACGCACATGAGCCCGAGCCGCGCTCTGATTTAACCCAAGCCCCTGATTGGCTCACGGAACGTCAGCGAGCCACGTGGACTGACGTCATCGGCTTAGCACCACCGGGATTGCTCAAAGATATTGATGCATCGGTCTTTACCGTTTGGGTGGTTGCCTACGACCTTTACCAAGAGGCCAGTGACAAGGTGTCACGTACAGGCATGTTGATTAAAGCACCCAACACGGGCGTGCCCATGCAGTCGCCTTATCTGGCGATTGTGAACAAACAAGCCCAGATCATGATGAAGGCGGCAGCGGAGATGGGTTTTACGCCTGCCTCGCGTTCCCGCGTAAGCGTGAAACAAACAGGCAGCAAAGCCGGTGACCCGTGGAGTGCGATTGCGGGCGGTAGCACGAGATAGATCTTTCGTTCATAAGCTCATTTATTTATAAGTTCTGCAATCAAACCTTCAGTAATTCTTTTAACCACCCCTACAGCCCACCGCCCAGTGACCCAAAGAAACTACACCGCCATCGCCAAGCGTTACGCTCAGTCTGTTGTCGCCGGTGATGTGCCGGCTTGTCAATGGGTTAAAAAAGCGTGCCAGCGTCAGCTTAATGACTTGGTGCGCTTTAAGGGTCGCCATGCGCTCTATCGGTTTAACCCGTTGCTCACGGATTCAACTGGGCAAACCTACCGCCCGGCCAACAACCTGTGCGCTTTCATTGAACTGCTGCCCCACGTCAAAGGCCCGCTGGCGGGTCAAACGATTGAGCTCGAGCCTTGGCAGATCTTTATCTTAACCACTGCCGCAGGGTGGGTGGACAAAGACGGGCGCAGGCGTTTTAGACGAGCCTACATTGAGGTGCCCCGGGGCAATGCCAAGTCCACGCTGTCCTCAGCCATTGGGTTGTATATGCTCACCGCTGACGGCGAAGCAGGGGCCGAGTGTTATTCCTTGGCCACGACCCGTGACCAGGCGCGCATTGTGTTTGGTGATGCTCAGTCGATGGCGCGTAAGTCTGCCGGGTTTCGCAATCGCTACGGCGTGACCGTGGGTGCGCATAACATTCACGTGCTGCAAAGCGCTTCAAAGTTTGAGGCCCTATCCGCTGAAGGTTCAACGCTTGATGGACTGAACATTCACTTTGGGTGTATCGATGAGTTGCACGCTCACAAGACGCGCACCGTTTACGATGTGGTTGAAACGGGTACGGGCAAACGTGACAACTCGTTGCTGTGGGTGATCACCACCGCTGGCAGCGATCGGGCAGGCATTTGTTACGAAGTACGTACGTTCCTCACCCGAATACTGAATGGCTTAATTGAAGATGACAGCCAGTTTGGCATCATCTACGGCTTAGACGATGGCGACGATTGGGCGCTAGAAGAGTCGCTCATCAAGGCCAACCCCAACTGGGGGGTATCAGTGCGCCCAGAGGTAATCTTACCCCTGCAGGCCAAGGCCTTACAGCTGCCGTCTGCGACCAACAACTTTAGAACCAAACACTGCAACGACTGGGTGAGCACCGATACAGCGTGGATGGACATCCGCGCATGGGAGCGTTGTGCCAATACATCTTTACGCTTAGAGGACTTCGAAGGTAAACCCTGCTGGGTCGGAATTGACTTGGCCAGCAAGATTGACGTGGCCTCAATGGCCGTAGTCTTTGAGCAAGAGGGCAAGACGGTTTGTTTTTTGCGTCACTTCTTACCCGAAGAGACTGTCTTTGCTGCGGCCAACAGTCAGTACCAAGGCTGGATGAACGCGGGTCGATTGATTGCGTCGCCTGGCAACGTGATTGACTTTGAGTTAATTGAGTCTGAGTTGCTGGATTGGACCAGCCGCTTTGAGGTTAAAGCCGTGGCGTTTGACCCCTTCCAAGCCACGCAGTTCTCCACTCGCATGTTGGCCCAAGGTTTACCCATGATTGAGGTACGCCCAACGGTACTTAATTTCTCGGAACCGATGAAGCAATTAGAGGCCTTGGCCTTAACCACCAAGCTCGCCTTTGATGGCGACCCGGTGCTCACTTGGATGGTGAGTAACGTGGTGTGTCACCGCGATGCCAAGGACAACATCTACCCGCGCAAAGAGCGCCCCGAGAACAAGATCGATGGGGTGGTGGCGTTGCTCATGGCTTTGAACCGTTTGTTGTTAGACACGGGTGGTGATGGATTTATTGAACAAGGGTTTGTAGCGCTATGAGTCGATGGAACATATTAAAACGCTGGGGTGAACGTAAACCAGAAGAGGGTAGTCAGGCACAGATTAATAACATGCAGGTGAACACCTCGCTCGACTTAGGCAGTGCTGAGCTTTACGAGCTGCTATCGGGTGTGCCCTCTGCTGCTGGCTTTGCCGTGACCGAGGCGTCTGCTCTGCGGGTCACCGCCGTCTACGCTTGCGTGCGCTTGATTGCGGGGGCCATTGCAAGCCTGCCTTTAGCCACTTATCGTCGTTTAGACAATGGCCGCACGCGAGAGCGCACAGACCTTTGGTGGTTACTCAACGAAGAGCCCTGTACAGCAGTCTCTGCAGCAGTCTTTTGGGAATACTTGGTGGCCCAGCTGCTGCTTTGTGGTGACGCGCTGGCAGAAATTGAGCGCGGTCGAGGTGGCGTGATCCGAGCCTTGCACCCACTGGACAGCAGGTCAGTCTCGATTCGTCGCATTGAGGGTCGGCTGCGTTACGATTTTTATCGCGACGGCGTGTGGCTGGGGCGCGACCAAGATGACATCTTACACATCCCAGGCTTTGGCTTTGATGGCCTGCGGGGCTTGAGTGTGATTCGTCACGCCGCGCGTGATGCGATTGGTTTGGCCCTGGCTGCCGAGGCGTTTAGTTCGAGGTTCTTTGCAAGCGGTGCGCACGCCGATGTGGCGCTCACCGTACCAGGCAAAATGAGCCCAGAGCAAATCGATAACTTGCGTCGCATTTGGGCGCAAAAGTATGGCGGTGCGCACAACGCGAGCTTGCCCATTGTGCTAACCGAAGGCACAAACTTAAAAGAGGTCACGATCTCTGCACAAGACTCGCAGCTAATTGAAGCCAGGCGGTTTCAAGTCGCTGACATTGCGCGCGCCTTTGGGGTGCCGCCACACATGGTGGGCGAGACAGACAAGGCCACCTCTTGGGGTTCAGGCATTGAGCAGCAAGGCATTGGCTTTGTGCAATACACGTTGGCGCCGCACTTAAACCGCATTGAGCAAGAGATCAATCGAAAGTGCTTCTCAACAGATGAATTCTTTGTGGAATTTAACGTCGAGGGTTTACTGCGCGGGGACTCTAAATCACGCGCCGAATATTACACCCGGGCGTTGGGTGGCACGCAGAACCCGGCTTGGATGACCGCAAACGAAGTTAGGCGATTAGAGAACTTACCCGACATGGAGGGTGGCGACACCTTGTTTCAAACACTAAATTCTGGAGCAACAACCGGTGAGACCAATGACACACCAAACGCTGAAGACACAACCCAGGCATCAGATGATGAACCAAACCCAGCATAGCTTACCTACAACCAAGCTACCAACGCGCAGCCTGCAACTGTTTGACGCCTCTGCGCTGGCACGCCAATATCGGCACATCAGCAACGCAGCAGAGGCCACCATTTGGCTCTACGACATTGTGGGCGAAGACTTATGGGGTGGGGTGAGCGCCAAGACCTTTGCAAATGACTTGGCCCAGATCACTGCCCCCACTATTCACCTGCGCATCAATAGCCCTGGAGGGGACGTGTTTGATGCCCGAGCAATGGTGACGGCATTGCGTCAGCACCCATCGCGCATCATTGCGCACGTTGATGGCTTGGCCGCATCGGCCGCGTCGTATATCGCTATGGCCTGCGATGAGATTGAGATGGCTGAAGGCGCGTTCTTAATGATTCATAACGCATGGGGTGTGGTGGTTGGCAATCGCCACAACTTGCTTGAGATGGTTGTGACTCTTGAGAAGGTCGATGCGTCGATCTTGGCCGACTACCAATTACGCAGCCAACAAAGCGCTGAGGTGATTCAAGACTGGATGGATGCTGAGACGTGGTTTACCGCAACCGAAGCAATGGAGGCAGGGTTTGTGGATCGCATCTTCAGTGGCCCGGACAGTGATGATCAAAGCAAGAGTGAATTACCTCCAAATGGTTCAACTGAAGACGAAGCGTTAAACCCTGAATTAGAAGCCAGCCGACAACGACGCGTGGCTTTAATCGAAAGACTTTAGACCCTCAGCACTTTTTTAATCCGTTTTACCTAGCCGCTCAAGCATCTGTTTGAAGCGGTTTTTTTATTTCTTTTTATTTTTCTATTTCTTTAATCCACCAAAGGACCTCAGACCATGACCATGACGATTCAAGCCCTGCGCGAACAGCGCACCACCCACGCTAAAACCCTTCGCAACCTCGTTGACCAGCACGCTGGCGACAAATGGAAGGACGAGCACCAAACGCAGTACGACACCTTAGTCGCCAACATAGATCGCTTAGACCTTGAGATTGATCGCACACAAAAGACCTTTGATCTAGAAGCGCAGAGCCACGCCGCCTTGCAACACCACGCTGATCGCCACGGTATCTCAACCGATGAGGCCGCGCACGACCAGGGCCAAGAGCGTGCGATCTTTATCTCTTGGTTGCGAGGCGGTATCAACTCGCTGACCTCAGATCAGCAACAGTTTGTCGCCCGCAAGACCGCTCAGATTCGTGCCACGATGAGCACCACCACTGACTCCCAGGGTGGGTATTTGGTCCCCACAGAGGTGGCTCGCCAGTTAATCGAAGCCATGGCAGCCTTTGGGGGCATGCGCTCGGTGGCCACCGTGTTGTCAACTGGCAGTGGTAACCCAATCAATTACCCGACCACTGATGCCACCAGTGAGGAAGGCGAGATCGTGGGCGAAAACAGTCCTGTCACAGCGGCAGACTTTGCGTTGGGCATCAAAACCTTAGGCTCGTTTAAGTACAGCTCCAAGTCAGTGGCCATTCCCTTTGAATTGTTGCAAGACGCGGTGATTGATTTAGAGTCGCACGTGACCCAACGTTTAGCACAACGTATTGCACGCATCACCAACAAGCACTTCACTGTTGGCGTGGGCACCTCCACCCCCACAGGAGTTGTCACAGCGGCCACGGTGGGCCCAACAGGTGCGGCAGCAACCAAGATTGCCTACGACGAGTTAATCGATCTGGAGCATAGCGTTGACCCCGCGTATCGCGAGGCGGGAACCTGCCGATTCATGTTCCATGACGGCACGCTCAAAGAGCTTAAAAAGCTCAAAGACGACCAAAAGCGCCCCCTGTGGTTGCCGGGTTTAGCGGTGCGTGAGCCTGACACGATCTTGGGTTATGCCTATACGGTCAATCAGCACATGCCCGTCTTGGCGGCCAATGCCAAGGCGGTGCTCTTTGGTGACTTCTCCAAATACATCATTCGCGATGTGATGGCCGTGTCTTTGTTTCGCATGACCGATTCGAAGTACACAGAAAAAGGTCAAGTTGGCTTTCTGGCCTTCTCGCGTCACGATGGCAACTTAGCTGATGTTGGCGGTGCGATTAAAGCGCTCAAACAGGCTGCGACCTAAGCACAAGGGTGGTGATCAACATGAAACCATTGCTTATCACCCCAGCAGCCCAGGAGCCTGTGACTTTGTCGCAGGCCAAGCTGCACTTAAGGGTTGATCAAGATCACGAGGACGCGTTAATCGAGGCCTTAATTGCGGTGGCCCGCGAGCAGGCTGAGTTTTTAACGGGGCAGCGCTTGGTCACTCAAACGTGGGCCATCGAGTTTGAGGCTGCGGCAAGCCTTAGCCTTTATGGGTTAACACCTGTGCAAAGCATCACGTCTGATGGCGCAGCATTTGCTGTCAATGGTGATCTACCCCCTGAGGTTAGCGTTCAAGGGCCAGCTACCCTCACCATTACCTGCGGGTTTGGTGCGGCAGGGGCGGTGCCGGCATCCATTTACCAGTGGATGCTCTTGCGCTTAGCCGCCCTGTATGAGCAAAGAGAAAGCTTAGTGATGGGGTCTGGAGTGGCCCAGGCCCCACATAGCTTTGCTGACGCGTTGCTTGACCCTTACTCTATGCCGAGGTGTTGATTGTGATTATTGGAAGACTTAAACACCGGCTAACGCTTGAGCGGTATGGCGAGGCTCAAGACCCTAACACGGGAGCCATCATAGAGGGCTGGGAAACTGTGGCTAGTTTTTACGCCAGCGTTGAAGGTGTGTCGGGTCGAGAGTTTTTAGCGGCCAACGCAGAGCAATCGGCCACCACTTGGCGTATTACGCTTCGCTATCGAAGCGGTATCTTGGGCAGTGATCGTCTAGTCATGGGCGAACTGGTTTTTAATATTTCCGCGATCTTGCCCGACAACAATCGCACGCGATTAGTGCTGATGTGTCAAAGCGGGGTTAACTCAGGCTAATAAATGATCTGCCTGAAATCTTTATTTTTAGTATCTAACCACACCCCTTTATATCGAGCCCATCCATGGACCCCACCAGCACAGGCGCGGGCGGCTTAGTCGCGCTTAAAACCGTTCTCGCCCAGACCCTCATCGCCTCACTTGCGGGCCTATTAGGCTACATCTTGATTCGACCTAAAACCATGCGCGAGGCAGTGTGGCGATTCTTTGGGGCAGGGCTGGCCTCTGTCTTGTTTGGCCCGTTAGTTGTCACAGTCATCAACAGCCATTGGCCTAGCCTTTTAGCCTCGGCCCAAGCGCTGGCCTCCCAAGAGGGGGCAAGCTTTGAGTGGTTGTACTTTACCGCCCCCATTCAGATTGCATCGGGTTTACCCATTTGGTTGTTGATGGGCATAGGGGCCCGGTGGTTGGATAAAAACCAAAGCATGGCGTTGGGCGAACTGTTTAGCCATGTATTAAACGCCGTGGCACGTTCACGAAATGCGCTTAAGGGTGAGATCAGTAGCGCCCACCAAGAAACCACCTCTAATAAAAGAGCCAAGACTAATCAAGAAACTGAGCATGAAACTAATCATGAAACTAAGTAGGCATTTTACTTTGGCCGAGTTCACACGCAGCGCGGTGGCCACAAGACTTGGGCTTGAAAACACCCCCAACGATGCACAGCTTGCCAACCTTTACCTGCTGGCATTGACCTTAGAGGGGGTGCGTAAAGTGATGGGCCACCAACCGATCATCATTAGTAGTGGCTTTAGATCTCGAGAGGTTAACGCTGCCGTTGGCGGCAGCCGCAACTCGGCTCATTGCCAAGGGCTGGCTGCTGACTTTGTCTGCCCGGCGTTTGGCACGCCGTTGCAAGTATGCCAAGCCATTGCAGAGAGCTTTGTCTCGTTTGATCAACTCATTCACGAGAAGGGCCGTTGGGTGCATTTAGGTTTATCAGCCAGCACCCCACGCCTGCAACGGCTAACCTTTGATGGTCGCACTTACCAGCCAGGGTTGCATCGTGTTGATGGGACAGCGAGTTAAGAGGGGGCTACATGAATTTACTTTCACTTAAAACCCATCTGGTTGCCATCATCACGGGGGCTTTAATAGCCGCCACGGCAGCATGGCAAGTACAGTCTTGGCGCTGTGAGGCGAGGGTCTCAAAGATTACTACGGCGCACCAGGCCCAGCTAACCAGCCTAAATGAGCAGCTGCAAAGCATCCGCGACGAGGCTCATCAACAACTACAAACGCAGCAACAGCTCCAACAAAAACAAGCCGAGCGCATAGCCGCAATTAACACACAACATTATCAGGAGCTTCGCCATGCCCAGAAAGAAGTTGATCGCCTGCGCGCTGATCTGGCCGTTGGCAAGCGCAGGCTGTACGTCGATACCGCCCCAAACCAAAGTTCAACCCGTGGCCGTTCAGTGCCCAGTGGTACCCACACCCCCAGCTTGGATGATGGAGGCCTCAGAGTCGAACTACACCCAGAGGTTGCTCAAGGTCTTATCGATATCACCAGCGACGCCGACCAGTGTGCAGCCCGATTGACTGCGTTGCAGGAGTGGATGCGGGGGTTAGTTGAAAAATAATCAATGCATTACTGTAATTGAGGATTAGCAGCGATTTCTTTCTTTAACTTTTGAGATAGTTCTGTCGCAGCTCTCCTACCAGCTAGAGCGAGGTCAGTTTTGAACTCTTCGAACTCAGCCTCGCCG